GAGTTCTCCATAGCATGAAATACTCTTGGGTCTTGGCATAAAATAGAAACAGAAGCTACTTTCATTCCTAGATCATTTAATACTTTAGATAGTTTAATTCTTTCGCAGTTTTCATCTCTTGAGTAACTACCACCAGATATACCAACTCCAAATGTAGATACTCCACCTGAATAACCAACTACACATAAGTCTTGAGAATAAGCTGACATAGAAGGTGCAGTAGCCATAGAAGCAACTCTTGTATCTCCTGAGTATGCGTTGTTAGTAGAATTTGTTGTAGTGTTTACAGAAGAACCAGATTCATAAGTTGAACTTGAAGATGAAGTATAACCACCAGCTATTGAAGTATTAGAACCTGAAGTATTGTTTTGTGTAGTCTGAGAACTAGCTGAGAAGCTAAGAGTTAGAATGAATCCTATAAATAGGTATATGATATGTTTTGGCATAATATTTATGCCTTCCAACTATAAGTTGTTTATCAAATACCTATCTAAAGATAAAGTTATTTTTTATAGAATTTTTCTACTGAATCTGCGTAGTTCTTCCAAAAGCTTTTAGCATCTTCAAAAGCATCTGCGTAGAACTTAGTAAAATAGTTCTTAAAGTCTGAATAGTTTAGCATTGTTATCTCCGTTTGTTATTGCCAACATATAATGTTGCAACATACGAAGTTCAAGACTACTTGATGTTTAAATGTATTTTAATTGATTCTATAAAGTCGTTAATAGCTAGTTCGTATTTCCAACCTAGAAACACTCCAATTATTAAACCTATTATTAATGTAATCATTCAACCTTATTAAAGTATTCTATACATTCTGCAATAGTTTGTTGTCTAATATATTCATCTCTTATTTCTTGAGATGTAGGTTGTGGCAAAGGAGAATCCCATCTATCTATAATAAAATGACCAGCAGAAGTTAAATCAAAACTAGCATTTGGTGCTAAAGATTTCATTACTGTATTAATACCCCAAGCAAAACCATTTTCGTTAGTGTATGCTTTAATAGTTTCTTCTAAAGATAGTTTAGGCATTACAAAATAAGTTCAGTTAATGATTTATTATTACCAACTGTTCCTTTAATAAATACGTTAAAAGCTAAACTTATTCTAGTGTTATCTCCTTGTTTGGTTTCCACCATGTGAGTTAATGAAGAAGGAAATAGTATTATATCTCCAGTCTTAACTGCAAACCACCAAGTTTCTGAATTCCAAATATTCCAATCTTTTACTTCTGGTTTAATAGTTTGATATTTTTCTTTATAAAATTTTATCTTATCAAATTCTTCATTACAATTAATATAGAATACTCCTGATACCAATGAGTTTGGGTGTTGGTGTTTATGATGATATTGATTTGTTTCTGTATAGTTTAACCAAGATTGAGTAATATAAGGTGTAATGTTATTGCTTGGCGAGATCACTTTATAAAAATAATCTTTTATTCTTAAATCCAACTCATCTTTTAGAGTTTTAAATGATTTTTGATTAAGAATGTAATTATCATTAGATGTAGTGTTTCCTTCGTTATTATGAGTATCTAATTTAGTTTTATCAATAAATGATAATTCTTTATTTGTAAGTTCTCTGTTTAATTTAGATATATAAATAGGTGTTGGGAATATTCCATTAATACTTGATTCCATTTTCCTTCCTTTCGTTTTTAATTATTATTTTGTTTTTATCTCCCAATTTATAATAGATTCATTCCAAGAATAATAATGATTTTCTTCTAATTCTTCATTAGGCATAGGAATTGGTGCTTCCCATAAACAAGTAGATTCATTTAAAATCCAACTAGGTAAATTTGGTTTAGGTGGAATAAAAGCATTTCTATCTTCGTCATAAGTATAACCTATTCCTGCATGATTTTTTCTTAAAGGTGTTCCATTATTATTATGAACTCCACCATGAGTATTGTATGATGTTTGTTTCCATAAAGGATAACCTGTTAATTTTGTTAAGAAATCAATACCATTAACTTCTTGTTCAACTCCATTAGAATCTTTTAATACGTTATTATGTACTGAAAGAACTTCTATTACTTTTGAATTTAATCCTATTTTTGCGAATGATGCCATTATGTAGTGTAACTCCCCGAACCAGTAAATGTTAAAATTGTATTACTACCAGATGTTGTAACTGTTGGAGAACCTGTAGATGTCGCTGAATATTTAGCAGTTGGTAAACTTAATATAACAACTCCTTTTCCTCCAGCCGCACCTCTAGCACCTGTTCCACCACTAGGCGCACCCCAACCACCTCCACCACCACCGCCTCCAGTATTAGCTGTTCCTGCTGTTGCATCTCCACCACCTCCACCTCCAGTTGGTACTGAACCAGCTCCTCCGCCTCCAGTTCCACCAGCTCCTCCAAATTTTCCAGCAGGAGCATAACCTCCACCACCACCACCACCTGCTCTTGTTACTGAAGAACCTGTTATAGAAGAAGCTGTACCTGCACCTCCATCACCACTTGAAGTACCACCAGCAGTTCCTGATGCTGTCGCACCTCCACCTCCACCTGATCTACCTGAAGCACCTCCACCTCCATTATTTCCTTGACTTGGTGATGTACTAGGAGTGTTACCAGTCCCACCTGATGTTGTAGATTCGCTTCCTCCACCACCTCCTGAACCTCCATTTATACCATTTGTTTTATCACGACCACCACCTCCTCCTCCAGCACTTGTAATTGTTGTTAAACCTGAACCAGATATTGATGAGTTTGAACCGCTTGTACCATTATTATATTGAGTGCTACCAGCACCACCATCTCCTACTGTTACTGTAATTACTGTTCCTTGTGCTATTGATGTTTGTGTTGATGTTCTATATCCTCCAGCACCACCACCACCACCAGATTCATCATTTGCACCATCAAAAAATCTATCCCCACCCCCACCACCACCAGCTACGACTAAAAAATCTATATCTACTACTTGTGGTGTTTCATTTGTTACATCATCATCAACTGTTGGAATCCAACCTTGTGTTGCACCAGAATAAATTAATGTAACTGATTGACCAGATGTATTGTAAATAGGATTTGGAGAAGTATAACCTTGAAAATTTAAAGAATTTTGATTTATTGTAACTGCATTAGTTCCCCATTTTCTAGCATAGTCAGCTAAAATAATTGTATCACCATTAGTAGCAGAAGCAGGTAATGTTACAGTACAAGCATTTGAAGTTGTGTTAATCCAATATCCTCTACCAGCAACAGCACTTAATGTTGAAGCTGTAACAATAGATTGCCAAGCTGTACCACCAACTGTTGCAAAAGATAATACACCAGAACCATTAGTTACTAACACTTGTCCAGCAGTTCCGTCAGTAGCAGGAAGTGTAAAAGTTAAATCAGCAGATAAAGAAGTTGGTGCTGATAAAGAAACATAGTTAGTTCCATTAGCTGTTGCTTCTCTAAAACGAATCTCTTTGTCATTATCTATAATTAAATTTACTGTTGATGTAGTTGCTGAATCTGAAAGTGTTAAAACTGTTCCTGTTGCAGTTGTAGATAGTCCAGTAATTGATACTGTTGAGTCTAACCAGTTTACTGTGTTAGCTGTATGGTCAATAGTTGCTAAAGATATATCATCAGCACCATCATAATATTTTAAAGTTGGAGAAGTTGCAGTTGTTGTATCTAACCAAAGCTGACCAGCTACTGCACCTGTTGGTCTTGATGTTCCTGAATTTGTTGTTTGTACTGCTGATAGTGCGTTGTTAAGATCAGATCTAAAAGAACTGAATCCTTGATTTGCTATGTTATAATCGTGTTGTGCCATATTCTATCTAATATCCTTTAGCTAAGTAATCAAAAGTTTTGCTAACTCCTGAACTTGCACTATTTTTAAATGCAACATTAAAACCATTAACAGTTTTACTTGAAATTGTAAAGAAGTCTCCTGTGTTCATACCTTGTGCTGTTATTCCTACTGCATAATTTGAAGAATAAAAAGGATAAGTAAAAGTTACTGCATAAGTTCCTGTTCCTGAAACAATATCATTTCCACTAAATATTCTATCTTCCATATCTAATGTAACTGATAAAGCTGATACAACTGGAGTAGAAGATAAATCAGATGAAGTCATCATAACTCTAAATTTATAATATCTTGCTGTGTAATCCCCAATTACAAAGTTTCTATAAGAACTGTAAGTTACATTGTCGTTAGACAAAGCTATTTCTAAATGTGCATTACAATTAGCTGGTGCATCTCCGTCAAAGTTAGAAGCCCCATCATCAAAGTTTCCTGTTCTTGAATCAAATAAATCATCTATATTGTCAGCAGTTTGAGAAATAAAAGCTGTAACTCTAGTTGTATAAGTTGCACCAAGATCAATCGGATTTGCAAAATAATAATAACCTAATGGATATAAGTCATAAGCAGTCAAACCAGAATCAAAGAATGATGTACCTGAATCAAAGTTACCTATTGCTGAATCAAACAATTCTGAAGAATCTAATCTGATTGTATTATCTAAAACAATAGTTCTGTATGTTGTTCCTGCAAATGTAGGAGATTCTGTTTGTGTTGCAACTGCATTAAAATTTCCAATCTCAGTTAGGTTAGTAGCTATGATAGATTCGTTAGAAGAATAGTTACCATTTTTATCTACTGCTTTTATTAAATAACTTCCTGTTCTAGCTGGGACTGTAATTGATGTTGCTGGTCTTGCAACTTTTTCTACTAAAGAAATTGAATCTGCCCAATCAGCACCAGTTGTTAATGGAGAATATCTAATTGTATAATGTGCTAAATCTAAATCACCAATTTGTGTCCAAGCTAAGTGAGCATCACTACCAACAATGTTACAAGAAAAATCCTGTACATCTTCTGGTGGTGCTGTTCCACCAATAATAGTTCTTGTTGCTGAAGTGTATGTAGAACCAACTCCTAAAGTATTAAATGCTTTTACTCTTACGTTATACGTTAAACCATCTATTACGTTTAATATTCTTTGGTTTAATCCTTTTCCTTGCCCAGCTATAATGTAATCAGTAGCTGTGCTTAATTTGTATTCAACTTGGTAGTAATCTACAAAACTATCTGGTGATGCACCGATTGTTACATCTAAAGCTGTAATAACAACTCCATCACTATAAAGAATTAATTGATCGCTTAATGTAACCGAAGCTGGTGCAGATACACTAT